TTTCTTTTTGTAAAGTGTTGATCGCTTCCGCTGCTCGCTGTTTCAGTTCCTGCTGGCGAGTTGATTGGATCATCTCCAAATACTTATCTGACTCTTGATTAAGAAATTGGTAGTCGTCATATGCCGCTTGTGCTTCTTTGCGAAGTTGCGCAAAGTCTTCAGGCTCCATTTGACGAGAGGCTAGTAACATATCAATCTCTGCGTATGGCTTCAGCTTTTCTTCAGCTTTTTCCAACAGCGATTTCAACACGACTGCGTTCTTTTGTACCTCTTGATCAAGAGTTTTGCGTAGTTCTGCTACTTGTTGAGATTTTTTAGTAAGCGACTTTTCTTGACCGTATAATCGTTTCAAGTCTTTAACAGATACTTCGTATTCGTCTTCTCCAACTTTGACTTTGGTGACCAGATCATCAGCTGCTAATTCAACTTCATATTCTTCATCATCATAATCGTCATTTAGATCGACGTCATCGAGGTCTATTTCTTCACTTTCGACAACTTCATAGTCTTCAACATCCTCTGAGCTTTCGCTTACTTCTTCTTCAGAGTCTGTTTCGCTTTCATCTTCGTGTTCCGATGTCTCCGGTTCTGGAGAGTCTTCCCAACGTTTCATAAAAGCATTGATTGCGGTGTCCACTGATGGACTTTCAGGGTTCTCGGAGACGCTATTTTCAGTAGTCTCGGACATATATTACTCCTTCGCCGAAAGGATCTGATTTTTCATCATCACCTTTTGGTTCAATGTGTTAACGATTTCTTGCATTGCCCGCGCAGAATGATAAGCAACTTCGCGCTCATCGTTTTGTAGCGGATCAGTAGAGAAAAAAAGGCTTACATATTGATCGAGTAAGCCGTTGACGGTTTTAGTAAACGCGTCATTTCCGAGCAGCACCTCTGCGTGAGTACCCTGCTCAATTAGTTGTTGGTCTTCCATAGTCTCTCCTTGACCTAATTAAAATTTCCAGCAACGCCTGGCTGCAACGCACCTATGAATTAGGACTGATGATTGCGGTACGATCCGTTGCAGGCGTTGATTTAGCGAGCTCAAGCTCTTTGTAACCAATGTCTGCGCGTACTTCTGAATCGAAGTCTTTCCGTTCTTCAGCGCTGTAAGACGCAGCAACACTTGCTTCGGCTTTCGCTTTATCAAGTTCAATACGTGCTTGTTCAATTTGCGCTTTAAGTTGTAGCTCTTGCTCTTGCAGCGCCACTTTGCGCTCTTCGAGTTCCATTTGCTTCATCTGCATTTGCATCTGCATTTCAGCTGCTGGATCTGGCTGTGGTGGCTCGACTTTGTCTGGCGAAGTAAGGTATGTGTCGACATCCTTAATTCCGGCATTGAGCATTGCTTGCCGAACCATGGCATATTTGTTTTGTGCCGTGTAAAACGGCTGTATGCCTGGATCTTGTGAAAGCATTGCATGAAGCTGCTGAAACTTTTGTGCTTCGCGCTCAGTTTCGCCGTAGCCTAGCTTGAACGATACTTCTACGTCTTTTCGTTCTGCCCAATCCTTAGGATCTATTTGGACATAATTGCCTGCAACATCGACTACCTTTTGGTAGCTTTCGTTTTCAATTGCTAGACGGTACACTTCCAAGAAGAGTGGCTTTAAAAACCCATTGGCAAAATTGCGAGCAATGATTTTGGAGCGTTGCTGTGACAAGCTCACAAGATTTTCAACCATTGCAGCAGAGTTTTGCTTGCTAACAGCGTCTTTATTTAAACCATGCGACAGATCGAAATACCCGATGTATTTTCGGAATCTTCTTCAAGCTGCATTATTGTTTGGAAAATAAAAGGGTTTAGCTGGTTTTGAAGAAGTGGCTGCACACCATCTGGGCGAGTCACATTAACAATACCACCAAGACGATTATCTAAAAGCTCGCGCGGATTTGACAATGCACCTTTTTGCACAAGGTACCTTGGGTTTGTAGTTACAGATGCGTGGTCTAAAATTGAACGCATTAGAGCTGTGCGAGCATTCTGAGTAGGCATTAACTTGTAAGCAAAGTTTTCGCCGTGAAATGAATGCGGAACAGGTATAGGCGTAAATACAATAAATGGTCTGCGATCTACTTCTTCTAAATCAAGAAGAGTAGTTCCAGCTGACACAACTTTATATAAACGAGCTTCACCGTCACCTTCCATGTCTGCTTCGACATAAGACTCATAAACGACCACTTGCTTCATTTGCTCTTGGCGGTTGTGTTCGTCTGGCGACAGTTTTTGTGGACCTACCTGCTCATGACGATAATAACGCTCAGAGTAGTTTTCAC